CGGCTTCCAGCTCCGGATGCTGTCTCAGGTTGCCCTGCGCCCCCTCGTCGGCGGCGTTTTTCAGCTTACGCGCCGGTTTCGCCAGGCTCCACGCCAGCCAGAGCAGCAGCGGCGAGCTGACCAGCATCGTGACGATCAGCAGCAGCAGCGGACGGTCAAACAGCAGGTTGATAAAGTCGGACTGGGAATTGCTCGCAGGGCGGATCAGATAGAGCTGGTAGTTATCTTCCCCATCTCTCACCGAGAAAGGGCCCACCATTTCTACCCGACCGTATTTTTTCTTCTGAGGATGATCGGCGTTATCCGCCTGGCCAATGAAGTTACGGATAATCTGCATTTCATTGCGATCGGCCCCAATTACGCGGCCTTCGCTGGTCACCAGCAGCAGGCGTTGCCCGGGCGGTGCCCACTTGTCGATAGCGCGAAACAGCCTGCGCCACCACATTAAATCGTTCGGCGGATCGTTTGCCAGCTCGGCCTCTACGTGCTGCTCGATCATCACGCCCTGGCGCTGCTCGCTGTCGAGAAGCTCCGTCATCTGGCGTGAGTCGAGTTTTGGCAACATCAAAACGAGCATCAAAACCAGTGCCAGCGTCAGCCAGAAAATGGCGAAGATGCGGGCGGTTAAGCTGCCTATCATGAAGCGGAAACCATCAGATAACCGCGTCCACGCAGGGTTTTAAACCACGGGTGGCCGTCTTTGCGTTCCGGCAGTTTACGGCGCAGGTTAGAAATATGCATGTCGATAGCGCGGTCAAACGGCGTGAGGCGTTTACCCAGCACTTCCTGACTCAAATGTTCACGCGATACCACCTGGCCCAAATGCTGCGCCAGCAGATAAAGCAGGGTGAACTCGGTGCCGGTTAATTCCAGCGTTTCGCCGTCGAAGCTCGCTTCCTGACGGCCCGGATTCAGGCTCAGGGAGTCCACTTCCAGCGTTGGTGAGCTGTTGTCGGTATTCTGCTGCTGTTCGCTCCAGTGGGAACGACGCAGGATAGCGCGAATACGGGCGACCAGTTCACGGTCGTTGAACGGTTTAGGGAGATAGTCATCCGCGCCCAGCTCAAGGCCGAGAACACGGTCAAGTTCGCTGCCGCGTGCGGTCAGCATGATAACGGGGGTCTGGTGTGTCTGGCGAAGCTCTTTCAACGTATCGATACCGTTCTTCTTTGGCATCATGACGTCGAGCAAAAGTAAATCGATGCTGTCGTCAAGGAGACTCAGCGCCTGCTCGCCATCGTGGGCAACCAGAACGTTGAAACCTTCCATGTCGAGCAACTCTTTTAAAAGAGATGTGAGCTCTCGGTCATCATCAACTAACAGGATTTTATTCATTGTTTAAATACCTCCGAGGCAGAAATTACGACATCAAGGCTATCTAATCCATGACTTTACGTTGTTTTACACCCCCTGACGCATGTTTGCAGCCTGAATCGTAGACTGTCTCTCGTTGAATCGCGACACGAAAGATTTTGGGAGCAAGTGATGCGCAAAGTTACCGCTGCCGTCATGGCCTCAACGCTGGCCTTCAGTGCGTTTAGCCAGGCTGCTGTAACCACTACCGGCGACAACATGTTCTCCGGCGAGAACGCAGCGCAGAACAGCAGCCAAAGCCATATGTTTGACGGCATAAGTTTAACCGAACATCAGCGTCAACAGATGCGAGATCTGATGCAGAGGGCAAGACACGACCAGCCCCCTGTTAATGTTAGCGAAATGGAGACAATGCATCGCCTTGTCACCGCAGAAAATTTTGACGAAAGCGCTGTACGCGCTCAGGCAGAAAAAATGGCGCAGGTACTGGTTGCCCGTCAGGTCGAAATGGCCAAAGTCCGCAACCAAATGTTCCATCTGCTATCGCCCGAGCAGCAAGCGGTTTTGAACGAGAAACATCAGCAACGAATGGACCAGTTGCGTGAGGTTGCACGGATGCAGCGAAGCTCAGAAACAACGTTTTTCAGTAGCAATAGCAACACCCGTAGTAACCAGTAAACCCTGTTTTCCTTGCCATAGACACCATCCCTGTCTTCCCCCACATGATGTGGGGGTCTTTTTTTTCAACGACTTACAAACTTTTCAGCCCGATTTTACCGTCCACACTGTCCACACTTCCGTTTCAGGCGGTTTCAGGCAGTCCCGAAACGGAAAAATGCGTCCACATGTGGACGGAATCATCAGACCCCCAGACCCCCTTTCAGCGGATTCAGTGCGATTGCGTTCTGGAGATAATCCGGAGCCAGATGCGCGTACGCCATCGTCTGCTGAATGCTGGCGTGGCCAAGTATCTGCTGAAGCGCAATGATATTCCCGCCGTTCATCATAAAGTGACTGGCGAACGTGTGGCGAAGAATGTGAGTGGCCTGACCGCGCGGCAGGTCTGGTTTGACCTTCCGCAGCTTCCGGCAGAAGTTTTCATAGTCCACCCGGAACAGCCCTGCGCTGGCGTTGGCCATGACTTCTTCTTCCAGTTCGGCAGAGATGGGAACCACACGTTTCTTGCCGTTCTTCGTTTCCAGGAAGACGACACGACCATGCATAATCTGCGCTTCCGTCAGCGTACTGACCTCTCCCCAGCGTCCGCCTGTGCTGAGGCACAGCAGCGCAATCAACCGGTAATCGCCCGTCAGTGCGTCCAGCAGACAGCTTATTTCCTGTTTTGTGAGGAAGGTCATGCCGGGATTTTTCTCTTTCAGAGGAGGCAGGCCGCGCAGCGGGTTTTCCCCCTCAAATTCATCCAGCTTAATCAGGGCGCTGAACATGCCGGACAGCCGGTAAATGTCGCGGTTGATTGTGGACGCGCTTATTCCCTGCGCCAGCCTGCGGCTGCGATGGACTATCAGCATTCGTTTGTTTACCTCGCCAACCTGCGGATTATCCAGCGCGGTGATGGTTTTGATGAGATGTCTGTTTTCGATCTCGCCATTCTTCTGCGTCTGGCCGTGGTAGAGCCACCACAGTTCCCTGATATCGTCCAGCGTTCGCCTGTCAATCTGTGCGGCCGGATCCCATTCCTTACGCTGAAACTTACCCAGCATGTAGCGTTCATACGCAACAGCATCAGCCCGTCTTTTAAATATTTTGCGGACTCGCTTACTGGTGCGTCCGCCCGTTCTTGTGTCCAGTTCATAACGTCCATCATCGAGCTTCTTAATCGCCATAGCGAAGCCCTCCGATGTAGCTTCCGGCCTGCGACCACAGGCAGTCAGCAAATTCAAAATACAGGTCTAACCAATTTTCAGCTTTTAACGGTGTGATTTTGCTGCGTTGGGGGTTGAGTCCGGAACATCCTCCTGTTGCCCTGACCCATCAAGAGAGAGAGCCGGGGATATTTGTCCTACCTCCGGCATGGTTTCGTCCGTTGAAAGCCAGTAAGCGTATTTTTTGAATCTGGGGTGTTTAGCAACTTTCATTAACGCACTTTCTGTCACTTGGGTTCCTCTGGTTTCGTAGTTAGTTATTGTGTCGTAAGACAGGCCCACACTGTCAGCAAACTCCTGTCGGGTCATTTTTTCCGCTTTGCGGATTAGGCGAAATTTATCACCCATACTTGACACGGATGTCATATCGAACATATCCTTCGTTTGTTGGCATGTCTAATTAGACATGCTGTGGTCACAATCGGTTTTAAGCAGTCCTTAAAGGTCTGTAAAACGGAGAATAACACATGAACCTTGATGATTTGCTTATCAAGTACCCGCTCGAAGGGGTGACGCCCGACAGGTTTGCTGAACTGCTGGGTAAGTCCAAAAACGCGGTGGATATGATGGTCAAAGCGGAAAAACTTCCTTTTATTGAGCTTCAGGATCCGGAGAAGCCAGACGCACGTACGGAAAAACTGATTTGCATTGAGGAATTCAATAAAGGGATCCGCAAAGCATTTTCTAAAAAACCGAAAGCGCAACGTGATGCTTGGTTAATGTGGTTAGGGCTTTAATCATGAAAACTAAATATGCCACGCTGATTCGTAGTCTGCTGCAAAATTATCATGCACAGGCAAAAGCCATTGATAAAGAGACCTTCTCTGTCCATAGCGATGGTTTACAGTTAATGGAATTAAATATTCAACTGGCGAAATGCCTTGAGGGAATAACATCTACTGCTCGTTTTAATAACGATAGTGATGATTTTGAAGAACTTCACAAAATTACGCTTATGGTCTTTGGTGGAAATATACCCACTGAAAATAATATCTCCGGCCTTATGTCGCTGGCTACATCCGCATTAAAAAGTAATAACTCGCATCTTAAACCTGTTATAGCTTCTCCACGTTAAGGAACCGATATGAAACATTTAATGATTGACCTTGAAACTATGGATAACAAACCAACTGCGGCAATTACCTCTATTGGTGCTGTCTTTTTCAATCCGGAAACTGGGGAAATGGGTGAGCAGTTTTATCAGCGCGTAAGCCTGGACAGCTGCGTAGAGCATGGCCTGACCATGGGGGCCAGTACCGTGCGTTGGTGGATGCGTCAGGACGCTGCGGCGCGCAGCGAAATTCTGAATGAAGATTGCCTGGATTTATCACTGTCGTTAGCGAATCTCGAAGCATTTGTGGCGGAGCACTCCGACCCGTCTAAAGTGCAGGTGTGGGGCAATGGTGCAGCGTTCGACAATGTTATCCTCCGCAATGCGGCAGAAAAATGCGGATTTAGTGAACCATTATGGTTCTTCTGGAATGACAGGGATGTCAGAACAATTGTGGAGTTGTCTAAAAATCTTGGGCTGAACGTCCATAACATTATCCAGTTTGAGGGTGTTAAACACCACGCCTTATATGATGCCATTCATCAGGCGAAAATTGTTTCTTACGTCTGGATGTATCTCGTTAAAATAGCCAGTGTGAAATAACGATGATTACAGTGACCTCTCATGCAAGTGAAAGTGTCATCAACAAGGCATTTTCAGTGCTGTCAGAATACTACAGTGGCAAAAAGGTATATCAGGTTATCAAACCGCACCATTATTTTTCTGTGCATGTTTCTTATCGCTGGCGGTTGCTGAGTAAAGATAAGGGACGACACTGGGAATTAATGACGCATGAGCGGTATAACAAACAATTTCGAATATAGTTTTTTGCCTTTCACATCTTTCTAAATCTGGATTAATTATGAATGCCACAATACAGCAGGACGTTGTGCGCCGCCTCGTTCAGGATTTTGAATTCAAGGAACGGGACAAATACTTGCAACAGGGCATTTGCCCTAAATGTCATAAACGCGAATTATTTACCAGTATAGAAAAGCCCTGGATCCTGAAGTGTGGCCGTGAAAACAACTGCGGCCATCAGGTCGTTGTTAAAGAGCAATATCCGGAAATCTTTGAGGACTGGTCAAAGCGCTATCAGACCACGCCTGAGGCCCCACATGCCGCCGCTGAGGCGTATCTGCGTGAAGCGCGGGGGCTGGATACCGAGCCGCTTAAGGGTTGCTTTACCCAGGGAGCATTTGCCAAAGACAATATGGGGTCGGCAACAGTCAAATTTAAGCTGGCGTGTGGTGCGACGTGGGAGCGCATCATTGACCAGCCGCAGCGCTTCGGTAAGCAGAAAGCGAACATCAGAGGCAGCTATGTGGGTCACTGGTGGGTTCCGCCATCAGTGAATCTGCTGGAAGCAAATGAAATCTGGATCACTGAGGGCATCTTCAACGCACTGAGTCTGTGCCAGGCGGGTTTAACAGCCGTAGCTACGTTGAGCAGTAACAATTACCCACTGGCGGCGCTGGATATCCTGGCGAAAGAACTGGGTGAGAAACCCCGCCCACGCCTGATATGGGCGTTCGATGGTGACAGAGCGGGTACCAGGCATACGCTGGCCTTTGCTGCCCGTAGCGAAGAAGCTGGCTGGAAAGTTCGCGCGGCACAGCCGGTAAAATCCTCCTCCAGTCTGGACTGGAATGACCTCCTTTTACGTGGCCGGCTCAGCAAATCGGACATTAAAAATTATCGCTACTATGGCGATATTCTGCTGGCAAAAAGCCCGACAGAGAAAGCGCTGCTCATGCATCAGCATAACGAGTGGCATTCGTTTTACTTCGAGCATAACTCACGCATGTACTGGTTTGAGCTGGATCTGGACAGGTACATGCGAGCCTATGAGCGCATCACCAATACCGGTACCGAAGTGGTGATGGAGTGGGAGGCCAAAGAACGGGCGGTTAAAGAGTCAGGCGGCGTGACCGAAATCGCCAACTGCTGGCTGACGCCGCTTTACTTCCAGCGGTCTGAACCAACGGACGAGTCCTGGTATTACGTGAAGGTCAACATGCCTAACCGGCCAGCGGTGAAAGACACCTTCACGGCTAATCAGCTCACCAGCTCCGCGGAGTTCAAAAAGCGTCTGCTTCATATCGCCAAAGGGGCGGTGTACACGGGCAGTACCAAACAGCTGGATAAGTTCATCCAGATGCGTCTTCCGGAAATCAAGGAGGTCAAAACGCAGAATTTCATCGGCTACAACAAAGATTATTCTGCCTGGCTGTTTAACCGTGTGGCCGTTTGCGATGGCCGGCTGTATGAGATGAATGACGAGGATTATTTCGAAATCAACAGCGCTAGCGTCAAGAGCCTGAGCCTCACGCCGACGCTGGATCTGAATCCTAAGCTGAACGAATTTACCACGGGCTGGGTTGACGATATCTGGACGGCCTTTGGTGAAAAAGGGTATGTGGCGCTGGCGTTCTGGCTGGGGTCGCTGTTTGCTGAGCAAATCCGCGAGCGTGACAAGTCTTTCCCGTTTCTGGAAATCGTGGGTGAACCCGGCACAGGTAAATCCACGCTGATTGAATTCCTGTGGAAGCTTGCTGGCCGTGAAGAATACGAAGGGTTTGATCCGTCAAAATCGACCGCTGCCGCGCGTGGCCGTAACTTTGCACAGGTCAGCAATCTGCCGGTTGTACTGATTGAAGGTGACCGCACCACAGATAACGCCAAACAACGCGCTTTCGACTGGGACGAGCTGAAATCACTCTATAACGGCCGTGCCTCCCGTGCCGTGGGTATCAAATCGAACAATAACGAGACTTACGAGCCGCCATTCAGGGGCAGCATAGTGATAGCGCAGAACGCCGACACGGACGGCAGTAAGGCGTTTCTGGAGCGTATCATTCACATCTATACCGACAAACGCGGCCAGTCAATTCAGACCCGCTATGCCGCAGAGCGCCTTGAGCAGATCCCGGTCAGTCAGGTATCTGGCTTCACGCTTAAGGCCACTATGCGCGAAAAAGAAATTATGAAGGTGTTTGGTCAGGGCTACGAACGCGCCCGTAGTGAGCTGGAGTCCAATACCAATATCCGGCATATTCGTATCGCTAAAAATCATGCGCAACTGGTTGGATTACTGGAAGCGCTGGCACTGGTTGTGCCGGTACCGGTGGAACGCATCGAGAAGACACGAGAGGCCATCACCGCGTTGGCCGTTGAGCGCTGTCAGGCGCTTAAAAAGGATCACCCTCTGGTACAGGAGTTTTGGGAACTGTTCGATTACCTCGACGAGCTGGCTCCCTATGGTATCAACCATTCCTCTGATGAAGGGGAGATTGCAGTCAACTTTAACCATCTGGAAGAAGTCGCAGCCGCCCACCGTCAGCGTATTCCGTTTACGTTAACTGAGATCAAGAAGCTGCTGAAAAACGGCAACGAACGCCGTTTTATCGACACCAAAACCACCCGCAGCGCCGTGAGTGAACGCCATAACCGTGGCCGGGGTGAAATCCAAAGAATGCCTGAAACCTTCCGCTGCTGGATATTCCGCGCTTAAATGGACATCCCAATCTGATTATCTCCCCGTCCTTGTTTGTGCTGTGCCGACAAAGGCACCGGGGGGATTTTGCTTTACCTATCTGATGTAATCGAAGGCAAGTTGCCGTCGCCTCAGTACTAAAAATTGAGGGTCAGATTTGATTCAACCATGGTGATAATCACCACAGTTGGTGTGAAGATGGCATATGATTGCAGGTTCAAGGAGGGAAAATGAACAATCAACTTATTCCGGTACCTTTCTACAGTGATACCGTTGTTCTGGTGGAGCGACAGAATCAACCTTATGTTGCGATGAAACCAATTGTTAACAATTTGGGTTTAAACTGGAAGTCTCAGTACGAGAAATTGAGCGCTAAATTTAGCTCAACCATATCGATTATCGAAACAGTTGGTGAGGATGGCAAAAATCGTGAAATGGTGTGCCTGCCGTTGCGTAAGTTGCCTGCCTGGTTGTACTCGATCAACCCCGGTAAAGTGGCCCCCGAACTACGCGATGCGATAATTCGTTACCAGGAAGAATGTGATGAAGCCCTCTGGAACTACTGGACGCAGGGGATTGCCGTCCGGACAGGCGCTGTCAGTATCAGCCAGCAGCTCGCCGCGCATCATTTACGCCTGAAACTGCTGGACAGACTTTTAGCAGAAAAGCATCCCGCCTGTCGTATTGCGATACATCAGCAACTTGATCACGTTTCACGCCTGATTGGCATCCCTACGCCAGCCATCGATACGCTGGGGGCTGAGGAGAAAGAAAGTCCTGTCATTGCCAGTTTCTGGGCGCTATTTGATTATCTGGAATTAAATTCTGAGTACGGAGTGAATCATGCCCGGGAGGGCAGTGGGGAAATTGCCGTCAATTTAAATCAGTTGGTGGAAACAGCTACCGCCTGCAACCAGGAGCTTCCATGTTCCCTGAATGAGCTAAGAAGGTTGCTCAAAGGCAATACTGTCAGAAAATTTTTGCGGATCGGCCCAGTACGGAGTGCTGTCAGTGAGCGCCACGCCCGTGGGCGTGGTCCTAAGCAACGGATGCCGGAAACCTTCCGCTGCTGGATATTCCGCGCTTAAATGGACATCTCAATTTGATTATCTCCCCGTCCTTGTTTGTGCAGTGCAGACAGAGGAACCGGGGGGATATCACGATTTAGACTTCCCTGATTTACGATATGATTCACCTCAGCCAGCACACAAAATGTGGTGCTACAAAGAATGTTATTGCACTGGTGATAAGAACGTCTCACTGTGTTACTGAGAGGATCGCTTGAGCGAGTGCGGGTAGAAGAACCGCATTTTGGACAAGGAAACATGGTGCATCCTCCATTTCATGATACGTTATATTGTATCACTACTTGGGCATTCAGGTCATTATTCACTCGTTGCGCTTATCGCCCAGTCAGTCAGCCTTACCTCGAATTCCAGCGACGTGTAAAATCCGGTACTTGTCAGGTTATGAACCGACTTTGTGATAACCCAGTCCCCTTCATCTATATCCGTCTTGAAACCCTGCATACTGGCGTGCAGCTCCGGAAACAGGTCCGCCCGTCCCCGTGCCAGCGTCATGGTAAATTCTGCTGCCCCCCGTTTAAGCTGCTGCCATTTCGCCACTGCTGCGCGGCGTGCAGCCTGTTCCGTCCGGTAGGTCTGGCGCATCACGTACACGTTGCCTTCAGCCCCGTCCAGATAATGCCCCTCACGGCTGCTGGATTTCGCTTTTGCCTTTTTTCGTTTGCCGGTGACGCGCGTTTTCTTCTTTTTACCGAAATTGAGATCGTCCCAGTACGCTTCAACCCCCGTGTATGCATCACGATCGGCAACCCGGAATGAATGCCTGTCACCGCTATGGCGGGTTATCGTCACGGAAGGGAAGACGCGACCGCTGACGGAGCGGCCGGTGCCGGGGGTAAAGAACAGCAGCATGCCATTTTTGATGGTGGTGGCCGCGCCCAGCATTTCCGCCATGCGCGTTAAAAAGCTGATGTCGGACTCCTGCGTCTGGTCTGCATGGTCAATGTCAAGGTCGGCCAGTTCGGTACTGATGGCCGGCGTCAGTCCATAGCGACCGGCGATGGCGGATACCACGTAACTAACCTTGCAGTTATGCCAGCTGTATTCACGCTTAACGTTAAAGTTATCCCTGAAATCCGCGCTGCGTGCGGAGATGGTGAGCTTATCCGGCGGGCCGCCGTGGGTGATTTCATCGACCACAAAAAGCCCCTTTTTCACCAGTTCGCCGCCCTGCCAGCCAATTGCCACCGAAAGCGCGGTGCCGCGTTTGGGTAACTGCAGCATACCGTCAGAATCATCCAGCTCAATTTCCACCGTATCAGCGGTAAAGCCGCGGTTCTCCGTTACCGTCAGGCTGAGCAGGCGTGTATTCGCCGGCAGGACCGTTTTACCCTCCACCTGGATATCAAATGCCGGCTGTGGGCTGTAGCTGGTCAGCTTTCCGTCCAGCCAGTCCATTGTGTCTGTTGCCGTGTCCAGTATGTCACTCATTTGCCGCTCTCCGGTTCATTGCCCGCGGTTATGTTCCCTGCGCGCGCGTGACCCGACAACCGCGCTAATTTGTCGCAGTCCTGTGACAAACGTCACCGCATGAAATCCTCTGTCTGGCGGTGCACTATCTGCCAAAACAACACAGTGGAGAGCGACCAGTGAGTACCTTCCATCATGGCGTACGGGTTACGGAAACCACCGACCTGGGCGATGCCATCAACGATATTGACTCGTCCGTCATTGGCGTTATCTGCACCGCAGACGATGCCGATGCGGATACCTTCCCCCTTAACACGCCTGTTTTGCTGACCCGTGTTTCATCCGTGATCGGCAAGGCCGGCAGCACAGGCACGCTTCTGAAGACGCTGACGGCTATCAGCAATCAGTGCAGCCCTAAAACCATCGTAATCCGCGTGCAGGAGGCGGAGAACGTAACGCCTGAGTCCAGTAACGACGATGCGCCGACGCAGGATTCGCTGGTCATTGGCGGTCAGGATAAAAAAGGGCGTTACACCGGTATGTATGCCCTGCTGGCCGCAGAATCGCGCACCGGCGTTAAACCCCGCATTCTGGCCGCCCCCGGTCTGGACACGCAGAACGTGGCAACACAGCTTCAGGTCTTTGCCAAAAAGTTGCGGGCATTTGCCTATGTGGCCGCGTATGGCTGTAACACGGTAAGCGAGGCAAAAGACTACGCCTCAGACCTGTCAGGACGTGAGCTGATGGTGCTTTGGCCTGAATGGGAGGCTTACGACTCTGCGACGGGGAAAACGGATGTCCTGCCCGCCACTGCTGTTGCGGTGGGCCTGCGTGCCGCGATTGACATGGACACCGGCTGGCATAAATCGCTGTCTAACGTGACCGTCAGCGGCGTGACCGGCATCAGTCACGATGTTTATTACTCCCTGCAGGATACCGACAGCGACGCTGACGATCTCAACCAGGCGCACGTTACCACGCTGATTAAGCGTAACGGTTTTCGCTTCTGGGGCAACCGGACCTGCGACGAAGATACGTACATCTTTGAAACCTACACCCGCACGGCACAAATTCTGGCGGACGAGGTTGCTGAGGCGCACGCAAAATATGTGGATCTTCCGCTGACGCCGTCGCTGGCAAAAGATATTGTCGACGGCGTCAACCGCAAGCTGGCGGCGCTGACAACGGAAGGAAAACTGCTTGGCGGTGCGGCATGGTACGACACGGAAGAAAACACAACAGACACCCTCAAACAGGGCAAGCTCACCATCAAATACAACTTTACGCCGGTTCCACCGCTGGAAGACCTGGAGTTTACCCAGGACTTTACTGACAGCTATTTCAGCGTGTTCAGTGCGACTGCCGGCACCACCTCGGGCAGCTAAGGGAGATAAACCGCCATGGCATTACCGGGCAAATTTAAGCAGTTCAATATCTTCATTGACGGTAAATCAATGATTGGTGTCGCCAGCGAGGTGACGCTACCCAAACTCACGCACAAAACCGTGGCCTATCGTGGCGGCGGCATGCTCGCGGCCGTGGATGTGGATCTCGGCTTTGATGATGGCGCTCTGGATATGGAAGTCACTGTGGGCGGTCTGGTTGTCGATATGCTGGGCAAAATGTACCAGGACACGGCCGACGGCATGCAGCTGCGCTTTGCGGGAGCATTTCAGGATGAAACAACCGCCGGCTACAGCACCTGTGAAGTGCAGACGCGCGGCCGCTTTATGGATATGGATCTGGGCAGCGTTAAGGTCGGGGAAGATACCTCCCACAAATACACGCTGAAAAATACCTACGTCAAAATCACCATCAACGGCAGCGTTGTGCTGGAAGTTGACGCCCTGAATATGGTGCTGAAGGTCAACGGCGTGGATAAATCGGCCGCGCTGCGTAAAGCGCTGGGAATTTAAATCACACGTGGCGGCATGTCGTCACCGGAAAAGGTAAAAAATGAAGAACAACGAGCAACTTACTGAAGCGAACGAACAGGCCCTGATTGAACAGGAAATCAGGGACGGCGTTGTCACCCTGACGCGTCCTATTAAACGTGGCGAAATGATGATTGATAAAGTCCGCATCACTGAGGCCATGAGCCAGCCGGGTAGCCTGCGCGGCCTGAAGCTGTTTGACGTGGTTCAGAGTGATGTTGACAGCATGATCAAGCTCCTGCCACGCGTCACCGAGCCGCAGCTGACCGAAGTCGACATCATTACCATGCACAGCTATGACTTTGGCCTGCTCGTCAGCGCTGCCGTCAGTTTTTTAGCGCCGCCGTCGGCACGCTGAAGGACGGCGAAACAGAAATCACCTTTAACTGTATCGAAGACGTGATCGCCGATATCGCGGCCGTCTTCCACTGGCCGCGTTCCGAACTGTGGGCAACGCCGATCCCTGAGCTGCTCGACGACCGGGAGCGTGCGGTCGAACGATTCAGGGCAATGTATGCAACAAAATCTCAGTATTAAGGTTGCCCTCGGCGCAACCAATAAAATGACCGGTCCCCTGAATGCTGCCCGTCAGGCCAGCAGGGGACTGGCATCCTCCATCAGGTCCACCCAGGACAACCTCAGGGCGCTCGATCGTCAGGCCCGTAAATTTGACACTGCCCGCTCGGCCGTAAGCAAAAGCGCCGAAGCCATGAAGGCTGCCCGCGACCAGGCCAAAGCCATGCGTCAGGAATTTGGCAGGGCGTCAGAGCGCACCGACGAACAAAAAGCCAGGCTGGCCGCCCTGAGTAACGAAGTCGGCAGGCTGACCCGTAACTGGAAAGCCGAAACGGCAAATCTCAACCAGGTGCGTGCATCATTTTATCGGCTGGGCGTCAGCGTTCGTGAGGGAACGAGCGCGACGGAGCAGATCACCGCCCGTTCACAGCAGTACAACGCGCAGCTGAGCCGCCAGCAGTCTCTCCTTGAGCGGGTGACAAAAGCCCAGTCCGCCTATGACAGAACAAAAGCGCTGTCCGGAAAACTGCGCAGTGCAGGATTTAAAGCCGGCGCGGCAGGTGGTGGCCTCCTGTGGGGTAGCATGCGGCTGATGAAGCCGGGCATGGAGTTTGATCAGGCCTACTCTCAGACGCTGGCAAACGCCCAGTTAACCCGTGACAGCGCTGAGGGGCGGGCGTTGCGCGACCAGGCCAAAATGCTGGCGCGTACCACTCACTACAGCGCGGTTCAGGCCACGCAGGGGCAAAGCGCACTGATTGCCGGGGGTATGACAGCAACAAATGCCCGTCGCGCCTTGCCGGGGGTGCTGAATATGGCGTTGGCCTCGCACACTGACCTTGGCCAGGCAGCGGACATTGGCTCGAACGTCCTCGATCACTTCCAGCTTGATGCGGGCCAGATGGGAAGGGTGGCTGATGTGATGACGGCAACCTTCACGCGTTCAAAAACAAGCCTTTCATCTCTCAATGAGACGATGGAGTACGTCGGTACCATTGCCAATAATGCCGGCGTCAGTCTTGAAACCACGGCAGCGGCCGCTGCGATGCTGGCGAAAAATGGCCTTCAGGGTTCGATTGCCGGTACCGGGCTGAAGGAGGCGCTCTCCGGGCTGTACTCTCCGTCATCATCCGGAGCAAAGGCCCTGAAGGCGCTGCATGTTAATACGGTCACGGCGACCGGCGCTGTCCGCCCTCTGGCTGATTTAATGCAGGAGCTGTGGAATAAAACCCGCAAGTTCGACCAGGGATCGCAGTTCAGCATTTTCCAGTCCATCTTTGGCAAAGAGGGCATGACCGCAGCACAGGTGCTGGCCCGCTCTGCTGCTGAGGGTAATCTTCAGTCCTTCCAGTACTATCTTCAGAAAGTCCAGGGGCTGAGCGCCAGAACGGCAAACACCATGACCGATAATTTTTCAGGCGATATGCAGATGCTGCATTCCGCCTGGGACGGGTTGTGGACTGAGATGGAGGAAGGGGCCGATGCGCCGATGCGTAAGGTTGTGCAGTGGCTGACGCGGACCATCCAGAGCGTAACCACCTGGGCTAACGCGCATCCTCAGCTGACCAGCGCGATCGCTGATACCGCCCTTGCCCTCGGCGCGCTTCTGGCCGTGGGCGGTTCACTGCTGGTGACGCTGGCGGGGATCCTTGGGCCGCTGGCCGCCGTAAGACTGTCCTTTACCCTGCTGGCCGGCGCTGAAGGTGTGGGCGGGCTGAGCGCGGTTCTTGGCGGGTTAGGGGCGGTTGCCGAAAGTGCGCTGGGCGGAGTTGCTGCGGCTGTCGCCGGCATCACTCTGCCCGTGTGGGGCGTTATTGCGCTGATTGCAGCGGCGGCCGTTGCCGTTATTCACTGGTGGGAACCCATCAAAGCATTTTTCAGCGGGCTGTTCAGCGGCATCCTTGATGCGGCAACCCCTGTCATTGAGGCTATCCGCCGGGAATGGTCGGACTTCGGCGCTATCTTCTCCTGGCTGTGGGAGAAGGTCACAAATTTCCTGACGCCCGTTCACGAGACAAAAACGGCGCTGGATAAATGCGCCAGTGCTGGCCGCAGTTTTGGGGAACTGATTGGCCGGGGGATCAACATGGCGTTAGCCCCCCTGAAACTGTTGATTGATGGCCTTGACTGGGTGCTGAGAAAAGCCGGCATTGTGCCGGACGTTGTTCAGTATGCTCAGGACAAGGCTGACGCGCTGCGCAAGAACCTTCCCCCACCGAAAAAGCCGATGGTTGCCGTCTGGGATCCCGCAACCAAAAAAATGACGCTCAGGCCGTGGGACTGGAGCGCCGAATCAGATAAGCCGTATCTCACCGTACCTGAGACGGGCATCAAGCCTCCGGCTTCGGGCGGAAGCCCGAAACCTGAGTTTGGTAAGGAGCACTGGGGCGGGGGCGGCAAGAAAACGAAGTCGGAAAGCGCCGGAACCTCTGTCAGCAATACCGGGCGGCTCGGGGATATTGTCTTTAAAAATCTTCCCGCCTGGGTACCGCTAACCGGGGGTTTTGCGCAGCCGCGTATCGTGGGTGCGTCCGGCAGCCGGCTGTCACCCACACCGGCCAAAAGCAGCACGGCCATCGGTACGAACGTTGCCGGTGACATCAATCTGCATTTTCATATTGATGGCTCTCAGAACATGAGTTCCCATCAGCTTGCAAGAGAGGTGCAACATCAGGTGATGGATGCGCTCAGCAAGATTAACCGTCAGAAGCTCGCCAGCCTGAAAGACAGGGAGTGATTACACCATGATGATGATTCTGGGTATGTTTGTTTTTACCCTCAAAACGGCGCCTTACCAGCAGCTGGAAAGAGAAAATACTTTCCGCCATAACAAAGCCGAGCGCGTGGGGACAGCGCCGGTTTACCAGTACACGGGGCCGGATGAGGAGCCGGTCACATTGAGTGGTACGCTCTATCCGGAAGTGACTGGTGGCGATGTCTCACTCGCTGCACTTCGGGCAATGGCCTACACGGGCAAAGCCTGGCCTCTGATTGAGGGGACGGGGACGGTTTACGGCATGTTTGTGATAACGGGCCTGAAGCAAACGCGGGCGGAGTTCTTCAGTGACGGCAAGGCCAGAAAAATTGATTTTGTGCTGTCGCTGAAGAAGGTCAGTGATGACCTGCTGGAAAACCTTACCGACTACGCCGGCCAGGCTGAAAATTGGATAGAAAATCAATTTAATTCACTTTAACTTAAATGCATCATCAACAAATCTGATGGTGCGCTTTACCATTAGATTATTGCAATTGATCATCATCTTACGAAACCTCAGATGAACGATAGAAAGTATGTTAAAAGCGACCCTGTTAGGATGGAAAGAATGTGGCCTGGATGTTTATCGGCAAGCATATGCTATGTACGGAGGAAGTGTTTGCTGTCATCCAGATGTAATAACATATCTCAGTCATAAGCTTGGCAAGGAAGTAAAGTACTTTTGTAAAACCCAGGACGACATCCCGGTATGCGCATCATTCTCTGTTCAGGGGGGGCTATGTTTATTTTCGAGAGATTATCCCTTCGTGTATGAAGACATAATCCTGCCTTGTGCTCATGATGCAAAAGTTCTTTTGCCTTTTAAAACTAAAAAAATGTCACCAATGCAAACAGGGTTAGTTCTTAATTCTTTTAGCAATAAATTACTTAAGAATAAAATATGTCACATAAAACAAAAATTCTCCTCAAAAACATCACGAAAAAGAAATGGTGAAAGAAATCGCTTCATAAAGGCGGGCGGTAAAATTTTAGATGTTGAATCTTTGTCAACAAAAGATATTTGTGAAGCTTATCTGAAACTTTTCAAGCTCAGGTGGAAAGATAAGCTCAGACCATTCCCTAAGGAAAATCTGTTTGAAACCATTGAGAGATTTCGACACATGCTGTTTGGATCTGCGTTGGCATTAAATGAAGAAATTATAGCTATTGACTTGATTTTCAAATCAGAAACAATCGACTGGATATATTTTGATGATATAAATGGTGGTTATAACCCTTCATACAGTGAATTAAGTGTGGGCAGCGTTTTGCTCTGGGAGAATTACAACAGAGCGAAAGAGCTTTGTCAGTTGGGTAATAAAAAACTTATCTTCTCACTTGGGAAATATCGCGAGGAATGGGAATATAAGAAAACATGGTGTGAAGTATTACCTTTGCGCAGAACGATTTGTTGATTCTCGCAGGGCTTAACATCTGTATGTTAAGCCCTCGGTAAGTTAAATTGACGGCCATTTTATAGTTTCAAATTCCTCTTTGCTGCTCACATTAGAGAAGTTTAATGCCTTAAGTTCCTTAATATATAACATCCATTTAATAAGGCTCTCCCTATCATCATCGTTGATACTACCGAGCTGAAGATCAGTTCGCCAGTCAGCAGTAGTTTCATTTGCGTTCGCAAGAAGGTTTTGTCGTTCATCCTCTGAAGCCTTCACATAGTCAACACCGACTTTACCTTCAGAGTAATATAAGGGCCTATCACCGTCGGTTATTAAATCTTCAACATCGATTATTGCAACAGAAAATCCCAGCGGATAAAGAATGGATGCATCGCTATCGTACTGCGCTACAGCCCCTGCATCGTCAAAGACGACTTTTATTGTGTCGGGGGTTAATTTTTTTTGAATTTCGTACCAGTCATTGCCGGCTGCATCACGCATGAACAAAATTTCATAAGGAAGGTTGTCATATTCTGAATCTGTCACTGATGGTACATAAGCGACAAAGTTTTTGTATTCTTTCATCGATTTTTCCTCAAAGGCTAGCGACGTTAACCCAAGCCCCGTTAACAAGGATTTGTAGGGGTCTGTAACTCATTCCTGTCAATGAACCACTACCGCCACAACTCACGGCCGTTTGAACGCAACCTGCCGGAGCGCTGACAGTTGAGTGGTTTGGAACGCTTTTATTAACCTGTGCACCCAGCCGGGTGTACGCTGTTCCGCGAAGTAAATATCTGGCATCGCTTTCTGCCTTGGTATATGCCGTTCCAGTTGGGGTGTAGTTGCCTTTCGGCTGGAATTTACCGTTAGCTGCTGTCTGGGTGTAGTAGCGGGCGTCGAAGTTGCTCCAGTTTGCAGGGTTGAGTGTTCCGGCAGATGTGAAGATAATGCTGCCATCTTTATTACGCTGTGAATAAAAGTGATAACTGGTTGCATCCCCAAACTCAAGTACTGTTGGACGGTCGGCATTCCCCCAGTGATTAAGGTGTGCATCAAGTGTTGCGTTATTTTGGGGATTAATTGAAAACTTTTTCGCCGCCCCTACTGATACAGCACCTGTAACATTACCCCCTGTAATGGGTAACGCAGCAGTATCCGATGCAGTGGGCTTATTGTTCGTGTCGTAACCCTTCCCCCAGGCTGACCACGTGCCGCCGTAGAGCGTACGTGCATACTGACGAGAGTTGTTGTAGACCCTGTATACCTGAGTAATTCCGGCGTGCTTGTATACTTCCAGCGAACCGGCATTCGCCTCAGGATAGTTTTTACCGGATGCAGCCTGGGCGTTTGCCGCCTGTCGGTATAGGCCCGGCGTGGTGATGGTATTCAGATCAACCGCATTACCAATATCAACTACCTGACCATTGAAGATGTCCTGCGCGGTGACGTTTGCATCATCACTTAATGCATGACCATTGATTTTACGGGTGTCCGGAACACGAGTATTCGCATTGTCGTTAGCTGCTTTAACGGCTTTAGGTGTGGCGGCTTTCTTTTCGTCGCTGCTGTTCGTCTCGCTGCTGAGTTGCACAAAGCCTTTGTCTGTCGTGCTCGCATCCGGATGGTTACGGCTTTTCGCATGCGTATCAATAGCCTCATTCACAAAAGCTTCCGTAGCAATAATCAGGCTGTCATCCACGGTCAGACTGATGGCGCTCGCATCTGAGACCGCCAGGAGTATCCGCATGGTCTGCGTGCTGGTTGCCCCGTCATCGGTATCCGGTTTGTATGTCACCGGCATCTGGCTGACGGCAACCAGCACGCCATCGGCGGTGAAAATACCGGCTTCGCGGATCCAGAATCCCCCCTTATCTGCGGGAATGATAGCTTCTGCGGCCACGGTCGTTTTGTTCGCATCTGTCTCTTTTACCGAATTCAGCTCGATGCGGGCCACTTCATTAACCAGCGCCGTCTGCGCCGCTGAGGGCGTCACTTCCGAACCGTTGCCGTCACCCACAGCAAAATACTTCAGGGAGATGGTCTTGCCGCCTGCGATGGCATCGGCAATCAGCGCCTTGCCTTTGTCGGTTAACAGAGATTTAAATTTTTTGGTCATTTTATTCGCCTGCTTCGATCGTGATGGTGCTGCCGCTAATCACCGCTGCACCGCACCAGGTTGTCACCGTGGCTTCCTCGATAAATGTCATATCGCTGATGTGCCGGCTGACCGGCCGCGAAAGATTCACCATGCGTTTGATGGCGCTGATGGTGTCGTGGTCGATACCGGTATCCGGTATGCCGATTTCCAGCCGGAAGGTTCCGGGGACGCCGTCTTCCTCCCACCACTCTGTAATGTCTGCCGTGGCGCCATACTGGGACACGGCCCGCTTAACCGCGGCGACGGTGCCCTTGAGGCTGTGGAGATAGTACGCGTCCCTGATTGCCTGGCGCTTTTGCGCTTCTGTCCAGCTGCTGTCCCACCGGTCAACAGAGAAAGCCCATGCAAGATAGGGCAGGAGGCTCACAGGACAGGTGTCCGGATCCCACAGGCTACGTATCGGAATATCCGTGCTGGTGAACGTGGACATTATCCGGGCAAGGTTTTTCTCCCACGCCGTCGCGTTCGGCGGGAGTAACGCGCGAATTTCCTGCTCAGTCACTGCTTTCCCCTCCGTTCGCCTGGGTGACGTTGATCTGCCAGTTGACGCAGAAGGACGACTGCGTATCGCTGATTTCAATATCATCTGCAGGAGTGTTAAGGATGATGTTTTCCACGCCGTCGCAGTTCAGCACGCCAATGATTTTGTCACGCCATATACTCCGGCCAATCCTGCGCCGGTCGGCGATGTAAGCCTTAAGCTGTGCCTCAATGGTGCTTTTTATGACCTCTGACTGCGGCGCATCGGACAGGATGATCACCGCATCCACCTGATATTTGATAATTTCTGCAGACTGCACGGTCAGCCTGTCCCCTATGGGCCTGCGGGTCTCCTTGCTGAGTGCCGAACGTACCAGCTGGAGCAGATCGTCACTGGCCGTTCCGTCGTCCTCGGTCGACAATACCGACACCGTGACGCACGCGGGGGCCGGGCTGATGGCCTTTGCATCCGACACCTTCCCGTCAGCCGAACGGGCAAAGTATTCATACGCTTCCGCAGGCCCTGCCACGCTTAACGCTTCCATGGCCTGCTGTACCCTGAGCCGCAGGGCGCTGTCTGTTTCCATTACTGCCGGTGTGGGTGGCGTGGTCGAGTTATCCGCCGGTGTGGTGGTCAGCCTTTCCACGTTGAAATTCGCGGCGAGGTTATCCAGATCGTCACCGGTTGCCAGGGCCAGCATATTGGCCTGCGCCGCTTCGTTGATGCGCTGGCGCACCATATTTTCCAGGTAGGTGGAAAATTCCAGAAGCTTTTCGCCCGGATCGGATGCCAGCGCCAGCGTACGCTTGACCGCGTCCTGCTGGTCCTGTGGAAACAGCGCGACGAGCTGGGTCTTTCGCTGTTCAAGCGTGCTGTCAAAATCCAGCGTTTCCACCACCGAAGGTGCCGGAAGCTGGGAAAGATCGATTGCGCCACTCATGTACGTGTCTTCCGTTTGTTGGTCAGGGTGGCAGAGACCGTCACCGGCGTCTGTGTGCCGCTCCTGTAACCGTTGATGGTGATAACGGTTTGTCTCTCTGTGCTTTCTGTACTGACGGCGGAAACGCTGAGGCGAGGCTCCCACTGCGCCAGCGCGGAATAGGTAGCCGATATCACCCTGAGTCTGAGCGCGGGGTTAAGCGGGCCATCTATCAGATCCGGCAGGTCGCTGCCGTAGTCACGCAGCATCAGACGGGTACCCTTGGGGGTAGTGAGAATATCGGTCACTGACTGTCTGATGTGTTCCATGTCGCCGACTGTACCGCCGGCGTCGCGGTTCAGACCGCTGTATTGCCCGTTTGTCATTTCGTCCCCTTCGTCCAGCTCCCGCCGCTTTCAACGCCACCATGTCCGTGGTCATCCGGTTTGACGCCGTTAAGCGTCATTGATCCTGTAAATGCGCCGTGCAGCTCCCCGCCCTGGGTGATACTCAGCTCCGCCGCGGTCAGCTTCTGCGTGCAGGTCACGTTCGGCGTGTCGAAGGTGATCCCCGTTCCGGCTTTCACCGTGGCGGTGTCGCAGTTGACGGTTACGCCTTCAGCGGCGGTCACGGTGAGGTTTTTCACGCCGGAAACGGAGAGCGTGCTGGTTTCCGGCGCATAGCTGAACTGCGCACCATCAGGCCAGGCCATTACCCCGGCCTGTTCACTGTCTGAGGGGGCGGGGTGTGCTGAGGAATACAGCGAGCCAATGATGATGCCGGTGTCCAGCTCGCCGCCGGGGGCCAGTAACAGGACCTGTTCACCCACTGCCGGCGCGTGCCAGGTTCTGGCATCGCCGGCGCGGCCGGTCATCCAGGTGAGCCAGTGCGTTTCATTATCGCCGGTTGACACCCTGACGCTGTGCGTGGCGGTATCCACCTGTGAAACAGTGCCGGTACGAATGAGATTGCAAAGCAGGCGATGAAGCTCGGCGGTGGTCATGGTGGTCCCCGATAAATTCTATCGGGCCATGATGCCGCTTACGCGTGCGCGGGGGCGAGCAGTGTTATTTGTCAGGGAACTGCGACAAATCAGGAAGGTAAGGAAAGGTGATGGTCAATACGCTCAGCGAGCCAGTCAAGGTCATCATCACTGAACCCCAGCAGTTCACGGGCAGGATATTTTGCCCTGAAGTGCTCGCTCAGGTTGTCAACCAGCCCGAACTGATGGATGCGGGCAATAGCTCCGGCGCGGCCATCAAAGCCGACCTGTGCTTCATCAGCGCTGGCGCGGGTGCGAAGATAACGATATGCGCGGATGCGCTGAAACATGGCATTTTTCCGCAACGTGCGCCGGATAGCCTGCCGGTTAAGGTCGATGGAAATATACTGCTCGATGTCGGTGCGGCGAAAGGAGCGAAAGCCACCGGACTGAGGGTCGTAGCCCGTCACCATATCTTCGCCATTATGCCCCTTGCTGTGTCGCCAGTTGACGATCTCCCGCACCTGGTTGCCCTGGCCGCTGTTCCACAAAAAACGCAGGGATCCGACCCACGTTTTCACTTCCCGCACCTTTTTGGGGGCATAGGCCGTACCGTCGGGATTTTGCTGCTTCCCGATGCGGGCGGCCTGGCGGGTTCGCAGGCCTGACGCAAGTTCGCGCGTCAGGGTACGGCGGGCCATCGGCGTCAGCCCTGAAACCACGCCTGCCAGCATGGCATCAAGTTCAAGAAAGAGCTGGGCGTTACTCATGGCCATCACCGCCGGATGTGGCTATGCCACCTGAGAAATCAATGTCCCATCCGGTGTTATCAAGCCCCATAAGCGAGGCGTAATCGGGTTCATCCCTGTGGGTGAACGTGATTTTGCCGTCCTTATCCTGGTTGACGAGGGTCACTTCATCGGTGGGGAAACCATACAGAATGTCAGCGCAGTTATTGCTGAGAATATCGGCGGTAAAGGACACTTCACGCACGCGCTTGTCCGGGTTGAAAATCAGGTCAGGCTGATGTGTTCTCGCCCAGGACAGGACGGCGGCGCTGAGGAGGTCAATATCGCCGGGATAATCCAGAACCAGAAACTCGAGCTGGTAACGGTATTCAAATGACATGGACGGTTCACCCGTTGCAACCAGCGTTCCCCTGCGTATGCCAATCCAGAGGTGATCCGGATTATCCCGTAACCATGGCACGGCCACGGTCAGTTGTTCGCGTAATTTATCCGCCTTCAGCATGATTATTGCCCCTGAAAAAATGGCCCCCGTGCGGGAGCCTGTTTACACAATTACTGCTCTGACTGCGCGCCGGCGTCCTGTCCGTCATCTTCGCTGTGTTTGTACTGAAGACGATCGGCGTAAGCCTGTACGTTAGCGCGATACGTCTCTTTGTCATCGGTGGCAACCTGTTGAGCCAGTGCTTCTGCCACCACGCCGGATTTATCCGCGAATGCAGCGGCGACCGCATCAAAGTTTTCCCCCAGAGACTGGCGAACGGTGGCTTCATCGCTGAGTGTCAGATGGTCAACAAACTCTGTAACGGCCGCGCTGATATCCTCAGCGGATGGCGCAACGTAGGTTTTAGAAACAATCGCATCCACCACAGCGGCGCTGCGCAGGGTCGCGATGGATTTTTTCTGGATAGAACCGGCATTAATAGCGGGCATGGTGTTTTCCTCTTTGACGGTGTTAAACAGGCCAGAAAGCCAGTGAATGAGCCACATATTCGGCTCCTGTGTTTAAAAAAATACGTCTATGCTCTTTGATTAGCAGTCTTCGTCTGGCTGCGCTACTGCACGACACGCCGCCATACATGCTGTTTGCATATCGGTGCGGGCAATTGCCAGCCAGCGCATAACTTGTGGATCGCCTTCGTGTGTAAATTTAAGGAAATCCAGTTTTTTAATAAATTCGCGGCTGGCGTCTTTAATCTCGTTCATCATTGCAATATCTGCCGGGGCCAGCGTGCGATATCCCTTTACGGTACTGCCGTCCTGCGGTTTTGCTTCGTTCATGTTTTCAACCTTAGTTAAGGCATTCCTGCCGGATGTAATCCTGTAGCCCGTCTATTTGCTTACGGGCTGTTTCGATGCGTTTTCTGAGGGTGTAATAATCCCGCTCAGCGGCTGGAGTAAGTCGGGCGCCGGCTGCATAATCCACGCGGGCGGGGCCGGCGGTTTTACCTGCTGGCACGGCTGTGGGACAGCGGACGTGGAGCTGCAACTGCATACGGCCAGCGGCAACATCACGCTGCAGATCGTCAATCTGATTTTTAGCATCGGTAAGCTCCCGGGTGTGTTTCGTGTCCAGTTCAGCCAGCTGCTCCTGCCGGACCTGCATATCAGTGATGGTGGCAGCAAGGCGATTAAGTGATTCCTGCGCCTGACGGGTTGCCGTTCGCCAGGTGACGGCTTTACCGTGATAGTGGTCAGCGGCCCAGCCCAGCGAGAGAACGGCGATAAGGAGCAGGGCAAGGATTGATTTATTCATCACAAATGAACCCCGCAAGAAGAAAACAAATCCACGCCGCATTACCTGACAACATGAAGATGACCGCCAGGAGGTACAGTAAACTTTTCATTCTTCCAGCCCCTTAAGGCACAGCGCCTTTTCCCTGCCGCGACGGTCAACCAGACCCGGCAGTATCTTCCCGCCACCATAAATCCAGCGCGGGAACTGGTTACAGGCCTGTTCGACGTGGTTCTGACGCAACAGTGCAAACAGCGTGGATTTCCGCATCCCGGCGCAGCCAACGTTAAAGGTGATGGAGGTCACGGCAGAGAAGGTGTTATCGCTGAGGGATTTCCCTTCGGCGTACGCGTTGACGCACTCCTCTGCCGCATCGATGTTTTTCTCCCAGTCCCGCGCGATTTGCTCGTCGGTTTTGCGCGTGCCGGGCTTCACGTTGTGTGTGTTGCCGATGCCGTCAGTGATAATGCCTGCCGGGCAGGTGTACGGGTCGCGGCGGCATCCTTCAGCGTTGCCGATCAACTCCAGCCCGGCCCTGTTGGTGCGCAGAACACCGTGCGACAGGACAATATTGATTATCAGCGTGACTGAGCACACGGCACCGGCCAGCGCTGCACCGGCCTTCGGGATTCTGGACATGTCATTTCTCCGGCAGGCCCTGAGATTTCCGGCGATCGTCTTTTCGCTGGTAATGGAAACTCGCCAGCGCGGTGAGGCCGCTGATAGTCAGCCCGCCCAGGATACCGATCGCGTTCCACTGCTCAGGAGTGAAGCGGTCAAGAACGGCCGTGATAACGGAGCCGAAAGCCACGCCGTGAGAGGTGGCGGCAAGCGCCTTGTGCTTAACAAGCATGATTTCTCCTTAGCGGCGGCCATAGCTGCGGAACGTTGAACGGTACGTGCTGCGGGTGGTGAAACCACGCGAGCCGTAGTAACGCTTTGGCGCTGAATAGCGCGGTGAACTGTAGCGGTGTACCACCGTCGTGTGCGAGCGGTAGCTGTGACCGCCGCTGCTCATCAGATGCCCCATCAGCAGACCGCTGAAGAAACCGCTGTTATCGCTGTCATGCACAACCACCGGCGCAGGATTTTGCACAACCACGGGCTGCTGACCCTGAATGACGGCCGGCGGCTGAATGACCGCATTCTCCTGCCTGTCGTCGTTGCTGCATGCGCGGATCGTGACCACGCAAAATACTGTCGCGATGACAGCCAAAATCATTTTTTTCATTTTCAGTCCCATAACTGGATCACTTCCCGGGTTGCCTTTCTGGCAATCTCCGGCAGATACACCACCGTGCCGGCGGGCAGAAGTGCGCCCTTATCACACAGGCCCGGATTTGCCTGATACACCTGCTCGGTCACGCCTGCGCTCTTGCCGTAGTGCCGCCAGCACAGGAGATCAACCGTGTCCCCTTCTGATGCCGTGACATTCATCTACACCACCTCGGCAAGACAGCGTGGCAGGCCCATCACATCCCGCAGCGCCCACTGGCTGTCCCGCCAGGCAGCGTCTATCTGCGTGCTGAGCGCTTCAGCATGCTTTTCCCCTTCGCGGGTGGTGTCGATATCGCGATACCCTTCAATGAGAAGGGCTTTGGTGGTGCAGTAAACCGCACGCCTGTATCGCTGAACCTTCACCGAAACACCGGCGATGGTGTCCGAGGGGATATCGGTTAGGGAGTGATAACCGCCTTGCTGCTGCGTGCTGCGCCAGTCAGCCAGTTCATCATTAACCCGTGCCATAGCTTCGGTTGCCGCGTGTGCCAGCCTCCCGTCAGAGACTTCACCGTCAAGCCTGACGGCGGCGCGAAGTTCGCCCGTGTCGATATCCGGCCAGAAATCACTGTTGGTCAGGGTCCCACCGGTGGTGGGGGCGACTGATACAAGGCTGTTCATATCAACTCTCCGGATAGGGTGGGCGGTGGACAGCTGACGGCCACAGATATGTCATCGGAGGCTGTCAGCCGTGCCGCCCGGTGCGCGGGGCACAAGTCGTTATTCCTGCGTGCTCTCGCCAGCATCGCCGGTGTTCCCGTCGGCATTTTCTGCCTGCCGGGCAAGCTGGCGGCGCAGGGTATCAATCTCTTTTTTGACGCCTGAGCCGTCGTTGAGCTGCATGGCGCGAACAAGGTAATCAAGCGCCTGCTGCTGTGCTTCCGCATCCCCGTGGCGCAGCGTCAGGCCCAGCAGTTTGCAGAGTTTGGCACGAACCGGATCGGGCATATCATGCGCGTCAGTCAGGGACTCAAGCTCAAGCAGAAGCGCAGCCGGTAACGGTCTGGCTGAGGCATCAAGCTTGACGGCCAGCAGCGCCGGATTGCAGATCTCCTCCACGTAAAACGCGGCGGGTGTACGGCCCCAGTCATCCGGCAGCGGCAGATCGTGACGCAGGATGTGGGCAATCAGCGGCATCGCCTGTTCAGGCTGGCCGGCATCAATCATCCAGGTGGCGCACATGACGATAACCCTGTCGTGTTTAGCGCCGTCCGCGGCCAGTACGCCATCAATCCAGCCCTGATATTCCGGCAGCATTTCACGCTTAAGCTCTGCCTTTCGCTGGTTGCTCTGGATCCCCCTGAGTCTCTTTTCGTCCTGCCAGAGGCGGTGGAGAATGCGCTCCTCACCGGTCAGCGCAGCCTTTGAGGCGGCAGAGCCTGCCGCCTCAATAGCCTCATGCATCTGCCGGTGTCGTTGTGCGGGTGTCAGCATGATGCGTTACTCCTCAGCCCTGGCTCTGGTCTTCACCGGCCCATGAGATACCGTCAACCAGGCAACCGAAGCCGTAGTCCTCAATGACATAGGCGTCATTGCTTGAGCTGTAGGTGGCGATGCGGTTGTACTCAGGCTCTTCACGGATCATCCGGCGGTGCGCGGAAAGCTGCCAGTAAATGGACAGGTTCTCGAACGACGTGATCAGCATGGTGCCGTCAGGCATGTACGGTGCGATAAAGGTTGGCAGACCACCAATCGCTTTCTGGGAGATAAGCAGCTGGCCGGCCAGCGTTTCGCTGTTCGGGTTCGTCTGGCTCAGGGCGTTGACGATGGGGAACTCACGGCTGTTCATCAGCGTACGGCCGACAATAACAACCAGGTCCGGATGGTCGACGTACCACGGATCAAGCAGTGACGTACGCGCATCCTGTACCAGGGCGTCAAGGTTGCCGTAATCCCCTTTCTTGATGATTTTATTGTCATCGTCACGGCTGGTGATGGTTTTACCGGTCAGCACACGCTTGGCTGCGTTCTTACGGTACTTCTCAAGCCAGCCGATATTGACGTCCTGCAACAGTGGGTTGTTGGCAAAATCTGACTTTTTGGCGCGGGATGTACCATTAAAGCCAATCATGATGCGATCCAGTGCAATACGCTGGACGATCTGATTGCTCAGGCGTGCCTGGAAGTCCGGGAATTTCGCCCACGCATCCAGTTTGCTGTAGGCAATGTAGGTATCGGTGTTGGTCTGTTCGCAGCGATAGTCATCCTCGTCCAGCGTATCGACCGCCCGTGGTTCGCGGCGATCGGTATTAGAGGTATTCGTGCTTGCCAGCGGGCCGCTGACGCCCAGGCCAATTTTCTGGCCCTCCTGCTCGTCAACGCCGACGATATTCAGGCGCTTCAGCAGTTCGCTTGACTCCTGGACTTTATTTTCCAGGCGTTGCTCAACGGACGGATCGACGCTGAAGGACAGGCCGCGCTGAAGCGTGGACAGGTTCTGCCCGTTAATGTTCGCCTGCTGCTCAAGATACGCGTCGAATTTGACGCGGGTTTCATTTTTCATGGACATAATTTTTCGTGCTCCGTGTCACACCGTCAGTAATCCACTGTGGTATCGGTCGAGGTTGCTCCCGTTGCCGGTGGACGTGGGGTAAAGTGCTGGGGCTGGCTTTCCAGCTGCGTTTTCAGGTCATCATGAGACTGTTTCAGTTGGCTGAAATCCTGCTTCAGCTGTACCAGGTCTGCCGCCGACTGCTTCAGCGCGTCAATGTCGTCAAGCGCATCACGCTGGCTGTTCGCCATCAGCTCCACGGCGTTTTGTAAGTCCGTGGTATCACGCGTCTGGCGACGGGTGCCTGCGAACAACAGCGCACTGATTTTGGTGAAAAAATGCGAGCCGCTTTCCTGCTCCTGCGGATCGTTGTTCTCCTGGGTGAACGCCAGCGTAATTTCTTCTGCGGCGGTAAAGAGCGCCGTTTCGGTGGTGTGGCGTGCCGCCAGCGGGCTGGATGTCGGGTTGCTGGCACAGAACTGCAGGTAGGACGTACCCAGACTCGCCGGATTATCCGTTACCGCCATACCCAGCAGATAAGGCGTGCCGGTGTTGGCGAACTCTGGATCCAGCTCAATACTGGAATAGACCTTCTGGGCTTTACGATTAAGGGCGACCAGCTCGTCGGTCGGCTTCAGCTGCGCATACAGCCCCATCTTGCCTTTCAGCGGGCCGTCAGCGATTTCCTCCGCCTTCAGGGCGGTGATATCCCCGTATGCACCGAATGGGTTGGTTTTGGGGTCAACCATCGGGGCGTAGCCGCGAATGTGTTCGCAGTTGATACGTGCGCCATATACATCGGTGTTGTACGCCGCAGCGGCCCCCGTAAGCCAGTCGCGCAGAATCGTGCGCCCGTCGGTGGTCGCACCTTCGACGGCAATACGGTGCCATTTTGTCGGTTTGTTCTCGGAAGCCATGTTGTTGCCTCGTTTCGTTGCTGTGTTGCCTATGTTCCGCACGGTGGCGGGTTGCGGCAACGCGTTCCATTTGTCACAGGCTTACGACAAACACCGCTATTTCAGGGGTAACGCGCGGGCGTGGCACGATTGCCGCATGGAAAAAACCGACCTGAAATCACAAGCCAAAAACCTCTACTGGATGGGGCGCGATGTTAATCACATCGCTGAACATCTGGGGGTTAACGTCAACACGGTCTACAGCTGGCGTCGTCGCGACAAATGGGACGAGGTCACGATTGCCGGGCGGGCGCACGATCGCGCCCTGATCCGCTGGCTGGAACTGAACAACAAGCCGGCTGATGAGCTGACGGCCCGTGACTTTAAGGTGATGGACTTTTACAGCCGGCAGATAGCCCGCTTTGAGCGGGCGCTTCAGCGTAAGGAAGAAGGGGAAAGCCGTAAGAAGAAAGCGCCGAAAAACTACCTCAGCCCGGAACAGATCGCCGCCCTGCGCGAGAATGCACACAACACGTTTTATGACTATCAGCTTGGCTGGCTGAAACAGCGCGAGCTGGGCCAGCGTATCCGTATCATTCTGAAATCCCGTCAGGTCGGGGCGTCCTGGTACTTTGCCCGTGAGGCGCTGCTTGATGCGCTTGAATCCGGGCGTAATCAGATATTCCTGTCAGCAAGCCGTAACCAGGCGCTTAACTTCAAACGTTTCATCCAGGCCTGGGTGAAGGACGTCTGTGACGTTGAGCTGACCGGCGGCAATGAGATGGTGCTGGCGAACGGCGCAACGCTCTATTTCCTCGGTACATCGGCCGCAACCGCGCAGTCCTACACGGGCAACCTCTATTTTGATGAATTTTTCTGGGTCAGTAACTTTCTCAACCTGCGCAAGGTCGCCGCCGGGATGGCGACCCACGATAAAGCCGGCCTGACGCTGACCTACTTCTCCACCCCGTCCAGCGAGGAGCATGAGGCATACAGCTTCTGGACGGGCGATCTCTTTAACAAACACCGCCCCCGCGCTCAGCGCGTGGATATTCCGCTTACACACGCCGCGCTCAGCGATGGCCTGCTGTGCGGGGACGGGGCATGGCGGCAAATACTGACGATCAAGGACGCCATCGCCCGGGGGCTTGACCGCGTCACGCTCAGCACCATTGAGAGCGAAACCCCGCCGGATGATTTCCTGAACCTGTACATGTGCCAGTTCGTTGGCCGCGGTGAGCGTGCCTTTGACTACAACCGGCTTATCGGCTGTGGCGTGGATGGCATGGACGAGTGGAGCGACTGGCGGCCGGATGCGCCGCGTCCAATGGGGGATCGTGAAGTCTGGCTCGGCTATGACCCGAACGGCGGAAGCGGAAACGGTGACAGCGCGGGGCTGGTTGCCATGGTCCCGCCTGCCGTACAGGGCGGGCGTTTTCGGATTATCGAAGCGATGCAGCTGCACGGCCTGCCGTTTGAAGCGCAGGCAGAGGTTATCCGGCAGTTTACCGAACGTTACAACGTTACCCACATCGGCATTGACGGTACCGGCATCGGAGAGGCGGTTGGGGATCTGGTGCGTAAGTTCTTCCCGGCGGTGGTGGTGCACACCTACACCGTCAGCCTCAAGCGCCTGCTGGTACTGAAGGCGCTGATGCTTATTCGTGCCGGACGTTTTGAATATGACGCCGGACTGCTCGAGCTGGTGAATGCCTTCATGACCATCCGCCGGGTGGTGACGCCGGGCGGAGCGGTGACGTATGACTCCGACCGCTCGCGCGGCAGCAACCACGGCGATCTGGCCTGGGCGGCCATGAACGCACTGATTAACGAGCCGCTGGGCGCGGAGAGCGCTGCAGAAACAGCGGTAGAGGAAATTTAACAATGTCAGACGTAACGCGCAGCAGCCCGCAGTGGCTGGATTTGAACAAAGTGGCGGAAGCGGCAATGTCCGGCGGGGCAGGCCCTGCGACACTCACGGCTGAAGGCGGACAGGTGGGGGAATTCAGCGCGTTTGCGATGGACGCGCCCACGCCGCTTCACGGCTGGGGCGATTTTCTGGACTGTATGGAGTGCGCGAGCAACGGGCGCTACTACGAAGCCCCCATTAACTTTTATGAGCTGGCGCGGCTGTTTGGTGTCGCAACCTATCACCAGTCTGCGCTCTATTTTAAGCGCAACGTGATTATGGGGTGCTGGAAACCACATCCGCTGATTTCCCGCCATGACATGGCCGCCCTGGTGCTGGATTACCTGGTTTTTGGTAGCGCGTACCTGGTTGTGCGCAAAAACAGACTGGGGAAACCCGTGAGGCTGGAGCACATTCCGGCCAAATACACGCGCCGGGGCGTTGACCTCGTCACCTACTGGTTTATCAGGCAGGGGGAGCAGGACTTTCAGTTTGACCCGGGCAGCGTCTGCCACATCATGAACCCGGAGATCCACCAGGAGATTTATGGCCTGCCGGAGTACCTGGCCGTCATGATGTCTGCCTACCTCAACAGCGACGCCACGCTGTTCAGGCGGAACTATTTCATCAACGGCAGCCATGCGGGCAAGCTGATTTATGTGACCGATGCGCTGACCAACCCTAAGCAGGTTGATGATCTGAAAAAAGCGCTGTCCAGCGTTAACGGCCGCAAGGCGTTTAAAAACGTGATGGTGACGGTTCCGGGCGGTAAGAAAGACGGGATCCAGATCCTGCCCTTCAGCGAGATCACCGCGAAGGACGATTTCAGCAGCATCAAAAATATTACCCGCAATGACATGCTGGCCGCACACCGCGTGCCGCCGCAGCTGATGGGGATTATGCCTAACGAATCGTCGGGCTTCGGAGACGTGGAGAAAGCGGCGCGGGTATTCGCCATCAATGAGCTGTACCCGATTATGTCCGGCCTGAAATATCTGAATGAATGGCTGGGCGTCAACGTTCTGGACTTTGCCTCTTACGCCCTGGCGGAGGGAGCGAACAATGGATAAGGCGATCGTTATCGCCAGCGGGCCATCCCTGACGCCTGAAGATACGCGTCTTGCCATGGCATCCGGCTGGCCCGTAATCGCGGTTAACTCCAGCTGGCAGATGGTACCCGGTTGTGACGTGATTTATGCCGGAGATGTTGAATGGTGGGCGGGTCGCGCTCCCGGTATTTATTCATCG